GGGATAAACCAATGACGCCGCCCGTGATACCGCCAAACGCCGCACCGAGCGTTGCACCAAGCAGCGCCGCTAAAACGGTCAGCCATGTTGCCTTGCTCTTGGGGATAACTTTCTTGTCAAAGCTCCATTTTAGGTCATCCACGACGATCTCAAGCCCCGCGCGGATGGTCTTAAAGATATCATTGATCTTCTGGAACACCTTGTCGAGCTTTTCCATCATGGGCCCTTCGTCAAAATCAAAGTCCGGCGCAATGGCGGATGCTCCGCCGCCACCGCCGCCAACGGACGTTGTCGTGCTGAGTTTGTTGATCTCATCGAACGCCGCGAGCGCGTCTGTCGCTTCCTTTGCCGCCTTGCCGGTCGCGTCAATGGCGGCAGCCTCTTTGTAGAGGTTTTTGCCCGATGCCTCCATGCTCTTCTTTGACTTACCGCTCAGGATCGAAATGATCGTCACGATCTCCGACACAATGGCCGCAAGCAGATTCATTAGCCACGTCAGCGCCGGAATGAGTACGTCCATCATAGGCGCGGCCAGCGTCAGCAGCGCACCTTTGAGGCGGGCAAAAGCGTCGGATGCCTCTGTGCTGGTCGCAATAGCCGCCTTGATCTGCTTGCGTAGCGCCATGAGCGCCGCCGTGATGACTGAGAATACAAGCATAGAGCGCGCTAAACTCTTGACCTGATCTTTGAAACGCGCGGCATACTGGCTCGCTTTGGCAAGCGCGGAATTCTCCGCCTCGCGCTCCCTGCGTTCCTGCTCCGTATTAGCGATCAACTCACCGGCAGCGACTTTTGCTTTGTCGAGCTTTACAGTCATGCTGTCGATGTTGGCGGTCGTCTCTTCGTAAGCAGCCGAAAGCGTTTTGACCTCCTTCGTCTGCGTGTGCAAAAGCTCCTCCTGCTGTTTGAGTTCCGCCTCCGCAGCAGCACGGCGGTCTAACACTTGTGCCTGATACTCGCTCTGTGTAAAGCCCTGCTTTTGGATCCACTCGCGATCATTCAGCCGTTCGACCTCTTTCCTCAACGCCTTTACGCGCTCTTCCGTCGCCTTTGCCGCCTGAGATGCGGCGTCGAGCTGCTTTTCAAGGTTCAGCTTATTGCCTGTTTCCTTTTCAAGCTCGCTATTCAGTTCGGATATCTTATCACGCAGCTTACTGAGCTTCTTTTGCGCTTTGGTCGAATCCAAGTCGCAGGAGAAGATCACGCTGCCGTCAGCATTTGCCATTCACAGGCTCCTTTCCCGCTCCCAGCCACTTAGAAATAGTCGTCTCTTCTTCCTGACTGAGTTTGCGCTTCATATTCACGATATTGCTGTTCCTGCGGTACCACTCGCGTTCATCCTTTTCAAGCGTCTTGCCGCGCGCCTTTTTGTCGCGGATGCGCACGACCTGCGCAAAGGTGCAGTCACCGAGATCGTTATACGCACCGAGGAACGTCCACCAATGGACGCCCCCGGTGTTGGTCTCCGCATCATAAGGGCTCTCGCGGATATCCCGTCCGAATATCCGGTTGATGGGAGGGAGAATCAACGGATAGTCCTGCTCCCAGTCAACCAGCTTCGGCGATTTCCTCTTGTCCGGCTCCTGTCCGCCGTTCTGGAACCATGTAAAACGGTCTACAGCTTCCTGCAAATGCTGCGGCGGGATATCCTCAGGCGAGACATAGAACATCTGCAAGATGCCCTCTGCGCGGTCAGTGCCGCTCAAATCAGGATCACTCAGCATTACGAAGATATCGAGGATAACGCGAAAGTCCGTGCGGATCTCATAGCTCTCTCCGCCGATCTCGACAGAGGTAGGCAATCCCCAATTCATCGGCGGTATTTCGCCGTATACTTCTGGATGCGCGGATTCGTGGCTTTCTGCTCACGAGCAAAGGCGCTGTCTGTCTCATCCATCAGCGCAAGCAGGAAATTTGTCCATACATGCAGACCTTCCGCCATCGCATAAAGGTTCATGCTGCCAAAGATGCTGTCACACACCGGCTCTTCAAAAAGACCGTCAATGATCTCGCGCATCTCCTTGTCGCGGCGGTCGGCAATGTTGAAAATCTCAACGCGGTCGCCGCACTTCTGTACCTCATCTGCATATTTATCCTGTTTCTTGTCCAGTGTGTCAAACGCATTGTAAAGACGCTGGATAAATGCGCCGTCAGTCGGGTTGAATCGAATGATCACATCACCCTTAACGCCGTGCACGGTGTATTCCTGCACACCGTTCGCAAAACTAAGTTCCATATTTATCTCTCCTTAAATTTGTTTTCAGGAAGCTTTGTATCAGAATGTTGATCTCTGCCGCTTATCGAAAATCAGAAGCTCTCCACGGCCTCGCCCGCGAGATCGTCCCATTTTTCGCTCATGCTGACAATTACACCGGGCGATTTGCGCCGGTAGCCGTCCCCGTCGCCGCAACTGTCAGAAATTGCCGAAATGCTGTCCCATGCCCGCATGACTGCGCCCTCCCCGCTCTGGCAGTCAAGAGCGATAGCGTTAAGGGCTGCGGCCTCTCGGCGGCTGTCCGTAGTCTTTGCGGCTTCGGCTGCGTAGTGACCAACTAACTTTAACATGGTGTGGTTGCTGTCGAATCTCTCCATGAACGCGGAGTAATCAGCCGGGGAAAGAACGCCGGTTTTCATCAGCTCAAGGGCGTTATTGTCGATTGCGTCGGGGTTTGCAATATTGGCGGCGCGCACTGCCTGTTCCAGCTCGGCGCGGATCGTGCGGCGCGTGGCCTTGAAGTTGTCCCAAACGCGGGCGCTCACCTCGTTAAAGGTGGCTTCTGCGTCATGCAGCTTTAGCGCTGCGCGGGGTGTTCTAACCTGCTTTTCCTCGGCGCTGTCTCCGGGCTTCCATGCGTTAGCGTCACGGCTGGCCTGCTGCGCCTCTTGGAGTGCGCGGAAAGCGGTGTTGTATTCGCTGCGGGCTTCTTTGAAAGCTGTATCGAGCTTTCGGGCATAAATGTTAAACTGGCTCATGGTGTGTTCTCCTTTCCTTACAGTTGACCGCGCAGCATAGCATTGAAAAGAGCGCTGCTGGCCTTACTGTCCTTTGCTTTTTCCGTCAGCTCTGCCGCGTACTTCTCAATGGTCGCGCCCAGATCGGACGCGGCAATACGATTTGCGGAAAGATCACGGCGGGCAAGTGCGGCGGCTTCTTCGTCGATATTGTGCTTGTCTACGCTGTCAAGGCTCACGCTGCTGCGGATTGCTTTATAGTTTTCGCTCTGTGCCTTGCGCTCCTGTTCCTCTCGCCGTGCCTGGTATTCGACCTTTAGGCGGCTTCTGGCAGCTCTGTATTCAGGGCTGCTACGCTCCAACTCGGCGCGGGTGCAAGCGTCCAGATACGCCTCGTCGCTGTCATAGTCGCCGCGCTTTACAAGGTCAAGGGCGCTACTCAAATCAAGGCCGAGGGCAGTCTTTGCCTTTTCCTTTACGCTCTCAGCGGTCTCAATTCTTGCATTCAATTCCATAGTGAAGTTTCCTTTCTGCGGTCTTTCCCGCCGTCTATCTTCAACTTGCTCAATTCTGAGCGGGTTGTGCTCAAAATTGAGCGAAAGTGATTGATTTTTCAAACGTCAATAACGATAATGGGATCGCAGCCTGATAAATAGGCTCGCGCATCCTGCTCTGTCTGGAACACCTTTGCAGGGCTTTGCGGCGCTCTGCAAGCCGCCCACGCGCCATTTTCAAGCAGGGTCATAATTGCTACGCCCGTTTGCTTCTGCGCTGCAATCGCCTGTAAAGCGGCGATTCGGGATTTAATGCTGTTCATGCATTCGCCCCATTTCGTATTTAATAAGGCCGTCAAGATCGGAAAGGCGGTTGCCGGAAAGTACGCGGAGAAATTCGCCGTTGTCAGCGGTCATTTCTTCAAGGTTTCCCATTCGTTCTTCGCCGGTGGGGGTGCAGTACTCAAATACAAGCTGCCGCCCGCTGCGTCGCTCCATAAAGGCGCGGATATGGTCAAGGCGTGTTCCTATTTGCATAAATCGTCACTCTCCAATTCCGGCAGGGTCAACCGCCCTCTTTCTACCGCTTCGTCAATAAGCTGATAAAGGCTCAGGCTCAGCGGGTCTATTCCCTCGATTGAGTGCGGAAAAAGAACAATGCGCGTGCCGTCAGGGGTATATGCGCCGTGCTGCATCAGGTAGTTAAAAGGATCTTCTTTTGTGTGATACTCGCCGCCGCCCTCGACAATAAAAACGGTTTCGCCGGTCGCGTGAGATTTTAGAAACTCGCGCAGGGCTGCAAGGCGTGCGTCAACGGTTGGCATTTAATTCTTCCCTCCATTCTTCCAGCTCTCGCAACTGCCTCAAAATGTCGGCCTGTTCGGTCAGCTTCATAGCGCTTTCAATCGCAATCCGCGCCGCATTTGTTCTTGCCGCCGGTTGTGCGTCTGCGTCCTTCATGACCTCTTCCAGCGTATCAAGCGCCGGAGATAGTAAGCGCTGCGCCTGTCGCGTTGCATTTTCTGTCAGCTCTTGAAAAGCCGATCTATACGCCTCGCAAAACTCATTGTTTTGGAAATACGCCCGAAGTGTTCTTGATGTAAGGCCACACTTCCGCGCCGCTTCTTCACGGGATGGGCTGGACAATAGCGCCGCTATCGCTTTCTGCTGATTCTGCGTCAGTGCCATTTTTTTCACACTCCTTTCTCGGAGAATTAAGGAATTTCGCGGAATATATGTCCATGAAATTTGCAAGGCTCATAGTCACGCGCCACGGCTCACGGCTGCGGCGATGGAACACAACAGGCATACCGTCACTAAATCGCTTGCTGTCCGTCTCTGCTTGCTGCATCCACTCCGAAAGCCTGACTTGCTCGCAGCGTTTGACCTCGATATGAATGCCTGGCAAGCCCACAAGGTCGGGCACTTCACCAAAGGACATAGACCCGCCGCGCTCCACGATGTAACCATACTCTCGAAGAATGGCGGCAAGTTCTCTTTCACCGTCTGCACCTTTGCGCTGCGATCTCTTCCCCATCAGTAAAGTTCCTCGTAAAACTTCATTTCCCGGATTCTGCCGCTGAAAAAATGGTTTATGTTTCGGTCGCAGTTGCGATATTTCGTAGCGAAATACCTGTCAATCAGTGCAGGATATGCCTCTGGCTCAATATCGGCATATACCCCGCCGCTGTATTCCCGGCTGATGAATGGCATATCCTGACAAATGCGCACGATCTGACTTGCTCTAATCGGCGGGTGAGGTCTGCCGGTATATTCTTCGTACTTCTCGAAGTAGTACCGGAATACGCTCAAAGATTCTTCGAGGGTGTACGGGGTTTGTGGGTATACGCTCTCGGTTATTTGAGCGAACTTCTCAAAATCAAAAATCAAAACTTCTCCTTTCTTGGGGGTGCGTGTGGAGCGCAAAGCGCGACACCCTTATACTTGATTGAACATCGAAGATGTTCCCTTTTATCCTTCTTCCTCTGCCCCTGCTTCTACGTCTACCTCTGCATCTACGTCTGCATCTGCTTCTGCATCTGCTTCTGCATCTATGACGCTACGTGACAGCACGTCACGATACGTCATTGTTCGTTTTTTTCGAATAATATCTCTCAAATTCCTCGTCTGTTCCATCTGGATGTAACCCTTTCCACCGTGTATAGGTCATCCTTTTTTTACCGTCCTCGAAATCATCATAGCTTTCGTCGACATACGGTTTAACGGAGGAAAAAACAGCAAATACAAGTGGAGACATTTCAACAACTTCCCCGTTTTCAAAATACTGAAAGACTGCTTTCAAGGCTTGTCCAACTTCTGCATCGGGAACACTGTCAATTAATGCCTTTTGATTACGGAACATCTTAAACCACGAAGGACGGCTTTCTTTTTTGTTCACGATTTATTCCCCTACTGTTATGCTGCAACCTTCAACCGCTGCGGCGGTGGTTAAAATTTCGTTTGCGCGGCCCCTCATCTGCCGGACAAAGCGCGCGACCTCGTGCTGATCTGCTGCAAGATAATATCCGGTGACGGGGTCGGAACAAATCGGAATGCCGGAACGCCGTTCCTGCTCCACCAATCGGCGGAACTGACGCCCATTGAGGTTGAGCACCGCGCACAGGCCGCGCATGGTCTGGCCATTTTCTACGCCAGTCATTAAAAATTCGGAAATTCTCATGCTTTTTGTCCTCTCAATTTTTCCAGCAAGGCCGGAACATCGACATAATATGTCGGACCGCTCTTGATGTGGGGAACGGTACCATTTTTGCAGCCGTTCCGAAGGTAATATTGACTCAGTCCAGTTGTCTTGCAAGCTTCCGGAATTTTTTGAAATGGTGTCACGACTGCACCCCCTCAATAATTTCATACCCAAGAATTGCTGCTAATTTCTCCGCTGTTTGCGGTGAGCAGCTTTTGCCCGTTTTTACAGCGGTTACAGTTCCGCGTGATACACCCGCTTTTGCTGCGAGTTGGTTCCCTGTAAGATCCAATCGGACAAGGGCCGCTGCAAAACGCTCTCGATTGATTCGCATCTCGTTATCCACCTCCAAACACAATCTTTTGCTTGTTTTAATTGTAACTCACTCTTTTGAGTGTGTCAACATTTTTTGCAAACATTTGCTTGTGCTTTTTGTGATAGCGTGGTATGATGCTTAATGGGGTGATATAAATGACCACCGGCGAGCTGATAAGAAAGGCCAGAAAAGAAGCGGGGCTAACGCAAGCACAATTAGCGAAGAAGTTGGACATCCCGTATCAAAGTATAGGGCAATGGGAACGCAATGTGAGGAACCCGAAGTACGATACTTTGAAAAAGATAGCTAATGCTTTAGATACTGAATGGACGAAATTAGTTCCAGAGAACACTACTATTGGAGTAGATGAAGAAAATACTGTAATGGTTAGTTCCTCAGGTGGGGAAAGCGTACAAGAGAAAGCGCAGGAGATAAGTGAGGAAAAGACACATGGACATGAGCTAAAAGTTGGAAACACATATTTTCACGGCTCGGTGGTGATTTCTCAACTGGACGAAAAGCCAGGAAAACTTAAAATTGTATTCAAAATAGATGATGAGAGATTAGAAGCATCAGATGTTACCAATCTATTAGACCTATTTTCGGGAATTGCAGAAATGGAAAATGTTAAAGTGGAAGGCATGCAACAGTTATTGGACGCAGTTGATGTGATTAGAAAAAGGAGAGAGACAACTACCAAAGATGACAAAAAATAAAACTCCATGCACAGCATGGAGCAGGGAAGAGGTGTGATATGTATTTCTTTTTTGACGACGAAGCTAAAAATGAAGAAATGGTGGAGTATAGCGAGCAGACCTTCGAGAGCATCAAACACTATACGGAGGAAGGGCAAGAATTTTGGTATGCGCGAGACTTGCAACGAGTTTTGGAATATACGGAGTGGAGAAACTTCACGACCGTAATCGAAAAAGCAAAAACTGCTTGCCTGAATAGCGGCCAGATTGTCGAGGAATGTTTTGTTGACGTCAACAAAACATCGCCAATGCCACATGGAGGTGTAAAGCAGCTCGATGATATTATGCTTTCTCGATATGCCTGTTATTTGATTGTACAGAATGGCGATCCGCGAAAAGAGATTATTGCACTTGGCCAGACTTATTTTGCCGTAAAGACTCGGCAACAAGAATTGGTCGATGGCTATGATCAGCTTTCCGAGGATCAAAAGCGGCTCGCAATCCGTAACGAGATGATTGAGCACAATAAGTCTCTCGCCGAAGCAGCTCAGATGGCCGGTGTCATTGATCCGCGTGACTATGCTATTTTTCAGAATAAGGGCTATCAGGGACTATATGGCGGGCTGGGAGCAAGGGAAATTCATGCTCGCAAAGGGCTGAAACCCAGCCAAAAGATACTTGACCACATGGGGAGTACTGAACTTGCAGCTAATCTGTTCCGTGCTACGCAAACCGATGAAAAACTTAGAAGAGAAAGCATTCGGGGGAAAGAAGCTGCAAATAAGACGCATTATGAAGTTGGAAGAAAAGTGCGTCAGACTATTGCTGAACTCGGCGGTACAATGCCGGAAGATTTGCCGACGCCACAGAAGAGCATCAAGCAGATTGAGAGCGAGCAAAAGAAAATAATGAAACAAAAGGACTGAAAACAGGAGGTCAGCTATGCCGTCCACGCGAAAGAAATTCAATAAAGCCGGACAAGCCTTTTATGAGATTCGAGTCAGCCGTGGACGGGATAAATCCTACCTGACGCGCCGATGGTATGTGCCGGAGGGATGGAGCCAAAGGGCCATAGATCGCGAGCTTGCTTCGGTGGCGGCGGAGTTTGAGCGCCAATGTAATGCAGGCGAGGCGATCAGCCGTGCAGAGAAACGCGAGAAGGCCGCACAGGAGGCCGCAGAAGCCGCTCGCATTCTTACCCTCAAGCAGTATGGGGAAAGAGTGTTCATGCCTGCTAAGAGCGTTACAATGAGCGAGAACGGGCGCGCCAACTATCAAAACTGCCTTGATAAAAAGGTCTACCCCATATTAGGAGATGTGAAAATGCCGGAGATCACACCGGCGCAAATCACGGCGCTGCTTCTTGATATCCAGTCAACGGGCAAGGCCCACGCCACCGTTATTAAAGTCTATACGGTGCTGCACAGCCTATTCAAGATGGCATACATGGGGGACATGATCGACCGCAACCCAATGGACAAGGTAGAGCGTCCGAAGCCACGCAAGGGTGAAGCAAAGGCGGAGGCTCCCGCTGCATATACGGCGGAGGAGGTCGGAAATCTCCTTGCCGTACTGGACGCGGAGCCCCTGAAATGGCGGGCGCTCGTCCATCTGCTGATTGATACCGGCATCCGGCGCGGCGAGTGCTGCGCATTGAAGTGGGAAAACATTGACTTCAAGAGCGGGGAGATCACCATAGCCGGAAACCTATGCTACACACCGACAAAGGGCGTCTACATAGACACCCCTAAGAACGGTCATAAGCGCACCGTGTATGCGGGGGAGGATACAATAGACCTCCTGCGTCAGCTTCGCGCACAACAGGCAAAAAAAGCTATGAGCGCCTTTGTTTTTACAAAGGAGGGTAGTCCGGATCCGATGCACCCGCAAAGTCCAACTCGCTATCTCAAGAAATTGTCCGACCATTGCGGATTACCGGATCTTCACCCGCATAAGCTGCGACACACCTTTGCAAGTGTGGCAATTACCAATGGCGCAGATGTTGCCAGTGTATCAGAGGTACTCGGCCATAGTGACAAGGCGGTAACACTTCGGATGTACACCCACGCCAACGCCGAAAGTGTCAGCAGGGCCGCACAGATCATGCGCGAGGCGGTCAAGAAGGCTGTAAATAAGGGATGAGGTCTTGCGGTATGGGTTCTATCAAAAACCCATACAAAACCCATACGGGCATCAAGAAACAGCCTATTTTAAGATACAACAAGTAACGATAAGAAACGACAAGAAAAAGCCCGCAGCCCTTGCATATCAATGACCGCGAGACAACAAGCTACAACAGGCAACGATAAGCGAAAACAGCTCATATATAATTGGTAAGGATGAGGTCACCAGTTCAAATCTGGTCAGCAGCTCCAGAACAACACCTGAAATCTTCGGATTTCGGGTGTTTTCTTTTGATTTCTGCAACTTTTTGAACGAATACGGTTTTGCGGATTTTTGTTGACCACATAAAATACCACAGACAGAACGAAGCGGAGTTCCCGACATGGCATCGGGAACTCCGCGTTTCTTCTTCGCGTGATTCATGCCGGGGCTTGGGGCTGCTGCCGCTGGGCGGCAATTTCTGCTTTCATTTGGACGATCAGTTCTGCCAGTTTCTGTTCGCATTCTTTCTCGCTGTGGGCGTAGACATTTCGCGCAAGGCGGTTGCCGTTGGGAAGTTTGGGAGAATACCGTCCTTCCCACAGTTTTTCGTTGATCTGGCTGACGCAGCCGGTGCCGGGTTTGCGGCGCTGACCTTTGTGGGGGCGGAAGGTGGATGGAGCCGGTTTTCTTGGCGCTGTGTCTATATCCTGAAGGGATTCTGATTTGGCGATCCCTCGGTCGATTTTCGCCGCTGCGATTTTCCTCATCTCGTCTGTGACATGAGCGTAAACATTCAGAGTTGTTGCGGTAGAGACATGACCGATAATGGTGGAGAGCGTCTTGATGTCCATGCCGTGTTCCAGAGATGCGGTGGCGAAAGTGTGTCGCAGATCATGAAATCTGACACGCTTACAGTCTGCCCGCTCCAGTATGGTGGTCAGCCGCTTGCGGACAGCAGCGGGATCTCTGGGCGAGTCATTGTTCAGCGGGGAGGGGAACAGCCATACAGAGTTTATTTCGGTTTTGTAGTCACTCAGCACCATCAGAACAGGGGGCGGGAGGATGACGCTCCGGTTGGACGCCTTTGTTTTCGGCTCGGACACTGCCAATTCTCCCTTGACCCGGTGTACCTGCCGCTTTACCTGAAGCTCTCCGGTGTTGAAGTTTAGGTCATCCCATTGGAGGGCGCAGATCTCACCACGGCGCAGGCCGGTGGACAGTTCCAGCAGGAGCAGTTCGAAACAGCCGTCCTCTTTGGCCTGGATAAGCAGCCGTTGGATTTCCTCTGGGGAGAGAACCTGCATCTCTCTGGCCTTGGCAGAGGGGAGGCGGCAGAAGTCGGAGGGATTTTTGGGGATGATCTTCTCAGAGACTGCCTTGTCCAGCGCCGCGTGGAAGGTGGTGTGGATGCCGCGGACAGTTTGGTCGGAAAGTCCTTCGCCATACTGTTCCTGCCGGAGCAGACGGCCATTTTGTTTAAGCCCGGTATAGAACTGCTGGATATCTCCGGTGGTAAGTTTGTTCAGTGGAATGGGGCCCAAGTTTGGGATGATGTGCTGATAGATCCGCCGTTCATAGGACATCTGGGTGTTGGGGCGAAGATTTGGCTTTTTGTAGGTCTGATACCAGAAGTCCAGCCATTGGGCGGCTGTCATGGCCTGCCGGGGTGGTTGCGGCTCAGATTCTTTTTGCGCGGCAATCAAACTTTTGAGTTTTTTCTCACATTCGGCCTTTGTTTTTGCCAGCACATTTTTAGTTTTGGGCAGTCCTTTGTCATCGTAGCCGATGACAACGCGGCCCTCCCAGCGGCCATCGCTTCTCAGACGGACGGTGCCGCTGCCATGTTTTCTCTGCTTTGCCAAGGATTCATCTCCTCTCCAAGGTAGTCGGTCAGGAAACCGCCCACGATCTCAGCGGCCCGCTTCTGCATATCTCCGGTGGTGTGCGTGTAGGTGTCCAGCGTGAAGCTGGCCTTTGTGTGGCCAAGGATACCGGCCAGTGTCTTGGCATCCACACCGGAGGATAGGGCATGGGTGGCGAAGGTGTGGCGTAGATCGTGAAAGCGGATGTCCGGCAGTCCAGTTTCTTTCAGTAGTGCTTTCAGGCGGTTGTATGCTGTGCCGGGGGCGATAGGCTGCTCTGGATCAAAGAGATTAGGGAATATCCATTCGGTCAGTGCTGTTTTCTTTCGCTCCCGCAGGAGTTGTGCCGTACTGGGCGGCAGGACGATCTTCCGTGTTCCCGCATAAGTCTTGGTATCGCCTGTGGTGAGCGGCTTGCCTTTTTCTTTGTGGAGGGTGCGCCGCACATGGAGCGTTTCCTGTTTCGTATCGAAATCCTCCCACCGCAGTGCACAGATCTCGCCCCGCCGCAGACCTGTGGTAACCGCGGTGTAGAAGAAATCATGCCAGAACGCATCCTTTTCAATGACTTTCATAAAAGCATCCAGTTGTGCTTCGGTGAGGATCTTCATGGGTGCGCCGTCAAACTTGGGCGGGTCAACTTCTGCCGCGGGATTGTTGGGGATCAGGTTCTGCTCCATAGCCGTTTTCAGGGCGTGGTGCAGGGTGGTGTGGATGCCGTGGACCGTTCTGGCGGAAAGGCCGGGGGATTGTCCATCTCTGGGATGTACCCGCCCGGTTTCCTGCAAGGTGCGGTAGAGCGACCGCAGGTCGACGGCAGTGATTTTTGAGAGAGTTTTGTTTCCGAGATAGGGTTTGACATGGAGTTCCAGAGAGCGGCGATAGCTGTTCAGGGTGGTGGGACGAAGCGTAGCGGCCATGTACTCGTCCAGCCATTTGTCCAGCCAGACAGAGAGGGCCATATTACTTTCTTCGGTCAGATCAACACCTTTATAGGCTTCGGTGAGCTGCCGCAGTTTGGCGGACAGTTCCTTTTGCGTGGACGCGGAGATGTACCGGAAGATGGAATCACCGTTTTTCTTGTGGCCCACCACGATACGGCCTTCCCAGCGGCCATCCTCCCGCTTACGCACCATGCCGTCACCGGACGGTCTTCGTTTCGCCATTTAGTCCTCCTGTTCCGCCGGATGGCAGATGTGTTCTTCTTCCTCCCGCTCGAAGGAATAGAGCCCATCTGCCTCCAGCTCTTTCGCCATGCCCCACGCCAGCTTGAAGCCCGCCGTGAAGCTCATCAGCTTGGATTCAACCAGCAATGTGTTTTGTGCGTCCAACAGCCGCAGCAGCTTTCTGCGCCCCGCGGCGTCCATGTCCCGCCGCAGTTCCGCTTGGGCGTATTCGACCTGCTTGTCCAATTCACTGTGTTCCTGACGGTCGAAACGCTTTTGCAGGGCTTTCATGTAGTCATACATTGCGGCACCTCCTTTTTGGCAACCACAACACATACCACAACTGCTGGCGGAAAGCTATTACTTTTTCGAGAAAGGTCTTATTGATTCCAGCGACGCAAAATGTGACATGTGAACAGGAACGGAAATCTCCAGTTGACCCACGCCGTGACCCACGAACAGAAAAACTGGGGCGGAAACAACGGAGAAAAGCGTATCTGCGGGTAAGGAAATCACGCGGCAAACCCACTTTATTCTCCCGAAATCCCGCAGAAGACATCCCTATCGAATCTTCACACGCAGGAGGTCACTGGTTCGAGTCCAGCAGTCTCCACCAAAACCCT